ATATTTCAAATCTAATAGGATATCAAGCATGAAAAAAGCAAGAAGCACGAATAGTCAAACATTACATAGCAGAGAACTACGCAAAGCAACCGCCGCCGAGTGGACTAGAAAACAACTTGCTGAAGGAAAGCTTAGCACTCTAACAGTTAGAGGGAAATCAGATGATATTGATAACATTAAAGAACGTCTTTTAAAAATCGAAGGTGACTCTTATGTAGAGCGCATCATGATCGCTTTAAATGCGTATGAGCGATCTAATCTTTAATCCATGCTCCACAAAATGGCGTTCAGCCCACAATACACAAATTACTTTGCGTACAACAAACCACATTTTACGGTACACAAAAATAAATGATAAAAGGGGTTGACTAATTATAGTGTATACACTGTAATGTATTTAATTAGTCAGAAAGCAAGGATTTTTATGAAGAAAACCACAAACGCTCAAACTGAGCATAGTAAAAAACTTCGTGGCGATACAGCCAACAAGCACAATGCTACAGCGATAGCTGAAGGTAAAAGAAAAAGGTTATCTTACCTTGGCAAAACAGAGTTGGTTGATGAAACCAGAGAGCGAATAAAATCGCTTAGTGAAAACCAAGGAGTCTCAGGGCTAGAAACAATAAGCCGCCTGTTAGACTTTTACGACAAGCATAATAATGCTTGATTTATTATAGTGTATGCACTATAATAAAGTTAATGAGATAAACAACATTTAGGAGCGAAAGATGAACAGAAACAGAGCATGTGGAGGAATATACGCAACAATGGGCTTGTCTCGGTATGAGGCAGCTTGCATAATTCAAGGCGAGGCTGAGCGGTTCGCTACTCTACTAAGAGAGCATGGATTTAAAGTAAGCATTGAGCATAGCGGCAGCGCCGCAGGACCATCAAGTTATCTGAGCGTATATGACCCTGATGGTAGGTTTACTCTCAATCTACCTTATCGTGTTTCAAATCACTTTAAAGGAATCAACAAAATGCACGAAGTGCATGATGTAGCTGGTGATGAGGACTTCAATCAAGAATTGGAGCGACTATTAAATTTTCGTAAAGAAAAGCAAAAAGAGCCGGGCTACGTGCCTTTAGAAGAAAGAAGGAAACAATGTGCGTTAGAAAGGGCGTTAGCTGAACAAGCTGAAGAAGATGCTAAGAGACAAAGAATTATAGACGCCATTAAGCTTAAGGAAAGATTTTTGGCTGGTGAGAAATTACCTTATAAACTAAGGAAAGAAGTCCAACGACTGGACTACCAAGTCGGCAAAGGATGGATTAAACTTGAAGATTACCAATCTTAATTAGCGGTGAAGCATGAAAGAATTAATAGAATCATTAGGTTTATCAACTGAATGGCTTGCTAAGCATGCCGGCTTAAGCATAAATGAAATTCAACAAATTGAGTCAGGCGATAGGAAAGCGCCACAAACTGTCATTGATTTGCTCAATCAAATTGATGACAACATCAACAATGTAATAGCTCAAGTCGTTGAACAAATTGGGGAGGAGGAAAGGTTAACCGGCGCTTTACCAGAACAGTTAGACCTGGTTAGGTATAACAATGATGCTGATCTGTGGCGCTATCAGCCTGAATTCAAGCCCCTGCCGGCTACTTGCCATGCGGCGTTAATTAATCGCTTGATGGATAAAATTAAGCCACTAGGAATACCTATTCACTTGGTGTGGCTGCGTCCAGGGGAGTATGAAACTTGGCTTAATGGACGAGAGGATAACTCAGAAATGCGGGCTATGTGGGCAAGTGAGCAAGAGTTATAATAGTTTACTTCCACAGCCCCACTACCGCATCTAACTTCACCTTGCACTCATAATACCTAGTCACCGCATCCGCTAACGCTACGGCCACATCATCAAAGTGATTGCCTGCTGGCGGTTGCGGGTCAGTGCAAGACATTAAATTACCGGGTAAAGGCGGGCGTGTATAGCTTGTATATGTGCTGCATGCGCTCAGCGTCAGCATAGCAGTCAAACTCAGCAAGATTTTTGTAGCTTTCTTTAAACTCATCGTGTCGTACTCCGATTTGAATTAATGATGTTTGCGCAACGCTTGACGCTTTTAATAGCTCATCAGCGGCTGTTTTATAGCTCTCAAGCTCAGCTAGATACTGCGCTTCCTTAGCGGCCGAATGTCCAGCACGATATTGCAGTTGGCCATAACCGTAAACAGCTGTTAAAGCAGCAAACAGCACTGCTGCGCCGATAGCGTATTTTTTAATACTCATACTAAGTCCACCAAATCAGCGAGCCGTAAAGAGCGGCGTAAAACCACACTTCACACACTCTAATTAAGTCGTCATAGTCAGTCATTACAAACCCTCCAAGCATAACTTACGTTCGTCTAATCGACGGTTATATAATCCACGCACAAACTTGGTACCGACATACGACCACACCGGCTTGCCCGTTGCGCTATGAGCAATGGCATCGCAACCTGCCCTAATATCACCTGCGTTAATCAGCCGCACAGCACGGCTGCCGCATGTATTATTAACACCGACATTGTGAGCATGGCTAGTCAATGCATCAAATACGTTCTGTGTGATATTTTCATTCGTCAAGCACTCAGCTAGCTTCATTTGCGTTTGCACAGTGACGTGCGTCTCGACTTCTTCGCACTTCTCAGCTGACCAGCGCTCACCGACCACGACTGGATAAGGGCTGGTCCAAGGCGTAATGCCCTTACAAACCGTGGGCAGTCCACCGGCAAGCTTATCAGCATAAACTACATACTCGCCCTCGCCCTCCCATTTGCCTAAGAACGACAGCAAAAAAGGCGACGCTAAGCTAATCGCACCGCCTATTACTATCGCTATTATTCCGTTCCGTTTATTCACAATCGCTCCCGCCGTTGATTTTGTGAAGCATTAACTCTCTTTCTCGTTTGTCTCGACGCCACATAAAATAGATATTTGCAGCTAGACCGATGACGGCCACCAGCACACTAATTAGTCCGACCCAGTTGATTGAGCCTAACCAGCTTAGAAATCCGACTGCCGCAGAGCTAATGGTTGTTGTTTGAGCCGTGGAAATCGCGGCGGAATCAGGGATTTGATCTATATAGTCTCTGATGCGCATATTTTTCCTTTGAGGCATATCAACCTCCCTATTTTTTGACAATAAAAAAGCAGCCCGTTAAGAGCTGCTTACTATCGATTTTGAGCGTAAAAAAGCCCTCATTTCGAGGGCTTATAGAAACTCTGGTTTAGCCGGCCAATCCACGGCATCAGGGAAACCCTCTTGTTGAGGAACATCAAGAAGTGCTTGCCTGTAGTCTGCCAGATCTTTCTGCTCGGCTTCTGTAAGGGAGCCCCAGCGCAAGGGATTAGTTACGATTACGTCTAGCTCGTACAAAAGGCCGTCACGCCTCCAACGAGCCTGTTCCTCGGCTGACGGCTCCGACTCCGGCTCCGGCTCTTCCACAAGATTGAGTAACGTCTCAGGTACCTCTATCGGTTCCGGAGTAGGTGGACGCATATACTCAAGCTCTTGGATCATCCTTTCTTGAGATAGTCCGGGATTCTCAAGAATATATAGTGGGATGTTGTGTATCAGAGTTATGCCGTTAAGCCAGTCGATCTCGATTGTTCCCTGAATGTTGTCAATATGTTTGATTTTGAAGTTCATACTATTCCGCCTTTTAATCTATCTGTTCCACTACCGCTCACCACGCTAACTGCGTGGCCATTTCTGACAATTCCTCGTCCGGCTGTACCGCCCGAGCTTCCTGCTACGCCATTTGTTCTATTGCCATTCGCTCCCCCAGCTCCAGAGCTACCGGCTACACCCCAATAACCACCGTTACCTCCGGTACCACCACGACCTGCATTTGTGCCCCCAGCAGCACCCGCTGAGCCGTTTGTTCTTGAGGTGTTGCTACCTTGACCTCTGCCCCCAGCCCCACCGGCGCCGCCGTTAGAGTTGGCCGTGGACGTCCAAGTGCGGGCGATACTATGGTTATATGAAGATCCACTAACATTAGCATGTTCTAACGGCCCCTTTAGATATGTATAGCCCCCGTATGTATAAGAGGCGGCGGTGACCGGGACACCTGGTATCTTTGTATTGTTCCACTCCACACTGGATATCGGGATTGTGTTATTATAATAGGATATATCCCAGCGATACGAGGGTCTCTTGGTATGATATCGCCACCCAGAAGCAGGGTCTCGGTTTGTGACGCTATAACTACCACCGCCTCCATCACCTCCTCTACCGCCGCCTCCACCGCCCCCAAAGATATACCCTGATGCGTTTTCGATTGTGCAGGGAAAGTCCACATACAGGGCGTGACCACCAGCACCGCCCCCGCCACCAGTTCCAGCTGCTCCGGATAAGCCTTGAATGTTTCCCTCGTTGATGATGTGGAGTGTAGAGCCAGCTGGGAATGTTCCGGTACGCAATGCGAAACTTGCGCCACTGGCGCCAATAGTCGCTCTGTTAATAAAAATGTAATTGCCCTTTTTTGTCGGACTTCCCATCAGGGTGTGGATGTTAGCGCTGGTTCTGTTGGCGGTGTTGATGTACACAATCTCATTGGCGTAAAAGGATTTCCAGCCGCCACCCTTATAGACAAAACCTTCGGCAACCTCCCTCCATGCACCCCCCTGACGAATCAGGATGGAGGTCAGCTCCCTCCATTGCCCCGATACTTTGATATGCGCTGTCATGATCATACTCCCTTATTCATATCGCAACCATATGTCGCCATCGCGACCACCTGATGGAGCTGCTGTGCTCGCAGTGATATTCTTAGTTGCAGCCGTACCTAAACCAGTAACTTGACTGACTGGGTGTGTGTGCGAACTAGGAGTAAATGTAGGTGGCTTACTGGTGACTTCCGACCAAGCAGGCCATCTAGTGGCTGTGGCTGGCTTACCGCTTAGGCTTGACCAGTCGATCGCGTCAACCTTGTTGCCCAGCTCCGCCAGTGCTGCTTGTACGTTCTCGCTAAGCACATTGGCAGTTGGTGTAAAGCTAGTGCCCTCTGCTGTCTCAGCTTTCTTTAACGCCAAATCGCGCTTCATGATTGTAGCGTGAGCACGCAGAATATCGTCAAGCGTGCCGCCCACGTTATCGCCACCTTGCGGCACGTTGTTGGTTGCGATAACTGATAGATCGTTTATACTTTCAGGTATCATTTTGTAATCCTTAAATAAAAAACCACTCGGTTATGAGTGGTCAAAATAGGTGTTAATTATGTACTATGATGATGAAGAGGATAGAAAAAGAGCAGATAGAGAATTAGATTTGATTTATCAAAAAGCGGCCTACGAAAAAGGATTCTCTCGAGGCGTATGGACTACTGCCATTTTTTGCTTTGCCATGTATCTAATTTCTAAATATTTCTAATCAAGCAACGAAGCCCCCATAAGTGCTGGCATTGGATTTAATAGCGGTCGTGCCATCGCGGGCTGTTGCATATGCGCACCTCTTACTAATTGCTCTACCAATCTTGCATTGCGTAATGTTAAGGCCTCTGCAAGCTTATAAATTTATTGGAGTGTTGTTATGAGTTCATATCAAAAAGGATTTTCACACGGTGTTTTAGCTATTTCCGTTTTCTTGCTAATCTACCATTCTTTTTTTCCTTATTGCTCATGATCCAATAGGCTAGCACCCCATATCGCACCCATCGGGTTATATGGCGTATTAGGTAATGCTCTCAAATAATCACCTCTTGCGATTGCTTCTGCGAGCTGTGCGTTGCGTAGCGTTAGAAAGTCAGCTGCGTTAGCACCCAAAATTCCTAATCCGCTAGAGCCTGCCATTGCAATCGTCCCCATTTGAGGGCCGCCTATCGAGTTGCCAATCATGTAAGGTACGCCAGCGCCACCAATTAAGCTAACAACACCTTTTGGCGCAAGCTTACCTACTCTACGTGCGGCGTTTATCGTTACCGTTCCGTCTACAACCCTTCTAATAGCGTCTTGTTCTTCCTTACTCCAGCCGCGAGCACTTGGCTTGTTTTTAACGATGTTATCTAGCAAGCCCCGGTACTGTTTACGCAACGCATTATCCATACCTGACTGTACATAGTTCGATTGTGCTTTATTCGCCGCCAACTCTCGTAGTTGCTCTAATTCGCTCGCTTTCATGTGTCGCCGATAGATGGATCGCGCTTCAGACAATTCAGGCGCAAAGGGCGCGACAAAGTCGTCAAACTTAGCTAACATCATCGTGCCGATACGTTTTTCTGGTGGGTCAATTGAGCCTGCTGCATCCTGAAGTCGTCTCCGTACTGTTTGCATCTGCTTAACCGTCATCGATTCGCCTGCGAAGTCATCAATCAACTTAACCGCACCGCTTGCCTTGCCGTAACTAGTATCTAGAACTCCTTTTGATGTGATTATGCCATTATCAGATAATAAGCCTCTAATTTCTTGCTGAAGATTTTTTGTGTCACTTGGCTGTGCTGTTATTCCTCGCTCATCAGCTAATTTATATAGCCTACTTGCCCTTTCTTTAAGCGCCTCAGTCGCATCATTTCGTATTTTTTGCCGTGGTGGCTTACTTATCTGATGAGTGGCGCTACTTGCTAATAACCCACCACCTAAAGCGGCCACCGTTTGACCAACAGGGCCAAAGCCCATCTCTCTAGCGGTGCCACCAGCCAAACCAGAGCCAATCGCCCCAGCAATCTGTTGGCCGGGATTGGCGGACAAAAGGCCCATGACACCTTTCGTTGCTCCTGATGTCATTTGCGAAGCTTTGCCGGTCAATCCGGCAAGTCCACCCGTGCTAGCCATTAAACCAACAACGTCCTCAGAGATGCGCTCACTTGCACTCTCGGGCTTAACATAACCCACCGTATCTAATGCATCTGACATTTTAAGTGGCTTTCCACCTGCCACTTCGATAAATGGGTTTATCATCATTTCAGGCAGAGCCGACAAACCTTGCAATGCGTACCTACCTGTCAAGGCGGCTTGTCGGCCTACTTGCCTACCAAGCTCACCAAGTCTTAAGTGCCGTTGTGTGGTCTGCGCCTCTTGAGGCTCAACCAAGCCCTCGGCTTTGAGCATCGCTAATAACTCTTCATCACTCAACTTGGTCAAATCAATGGTGTCGCTAGGCTCCTCTTCTTCCTCGTCCTCATAAGTGTCATATAGTGCCGCCAATAACTCTTCATCACTTAGCTTAGTTAAGTCAGTGACGTCACCGCCAACTTCTGACGCATGAGCGGCTGGGAAAACTGCATTAGCAACACGTTCTACCATGTTAGGCTTTGCTTGTTGTCCGCTTGTACGGCTAGCTACCTGATTAGCATATTTGGCGCCCTCACCGTAACCTGCCAGTCCACCTTTTAAGCTGCCGGCCTGACGGCTTCTGGCTTGCAAGTAATCTGACGCAAAGCGGATCTGCTCAGGTAAACTTTTATTTTGCAGTGGTTTGACGCCGTACCCTGGATCTCTTGCTGTTGACTCTAAGATGCCAAACGGCCCAAAAGCTGTAGATACTTTTCCCGTGTGCGGGGCAATGCGCTTACCTTGTGCGTTTGGTTGGTAGTGATATGCGGTTGGGTCAGACAAATACTTACTCATTTGCCCACCGATCTCTTGTTGCATTACAGACAACAAGGTTCCATCAGGGCGACCATAACGCTTATCCTCAGCCGACAGCATAGCCACTAAATCTGCTGGTACATTTTTCATACTTTACACCTTAGTTACTTAATAAGTCCTCTGCGGCGCGCCTCTTCTTCCAGTGAGTTTTTTGAGCCGGTTTTTATACTGCTACTCTTTGTATCAATTGGGTCGCCAGAATCGTCAAACGACAATTCATATCGCTTAACTAATGGCGCAATATCCTCAAGCGTCAAAGGCTTTCCAGTTCTTGGGTTTACTCTTCCTGCGTTGTAAGCAGCCATAATCTGTTCGGGAGTTCCATGAATCTTGTCTAAGTAAATATTGTTAATACGCTTTAAGTTATCTACTTGGATGTCTCGTCTACTAGTGATATCTAAACGACCTAGAACGCTTTGTAAGAACGCCAACTCTGTCGAGTTAACAGCCCCAAGCGCACCTCCCGTTGGAGACGCCTCACGCATAGATTGAAGATAATCAAAACCGACATTACCAAGAACTGAATCATAGAGACCTTGCAATGTTGAGGCATCACTTTCTGGATCTAATTTGCTTAACATAGCTCCTCTACCTGTAGCCCATGAACTGCTATTGTTTAATATCTGAAGTGCGCGCCCAATGTCTTGGACCACTGTGCCTCCCGCTCTTGCTTCGTTTGCTTGCGCTAGAGCCGCTTTCTCCTCAGCTTCTTTAATTGCCTGAGCTGCTGGCGAACCCGGAATTGGCGCCGCTTGAGGTAGTCCAGTCGTTTGGTCAATAACAGGCTGTCGTGTTGTTGGGTCAAACACATAACCATAATCAGTTGACAGCTTACCGAGACCTGGGGCAGAGTCACCACCCACGTTTACGGTCGTCCCGCTTTGCGTGCCTTTGAGCATTGCGTCTTGGAACTCAGGCGTGCCGGGCTGCAATCCTGCGGCTATTAGGTTGCGCATCAGAGGCGTTGTACGGCTTTGCTCTTGCTGATGCATCCTGTTCAGCTCTTTTTGTCCATACTCTCTCACTATCGGGTTTCCATGACGTGAAGCCGTCTGCGGATCAATACCACTAGAAATAATGTTCTGTGCCTCGTCCTCTTGATTCTGAGCCCTAGCCATTGTCTGCATTTGCATATTACGTAACGCTTGCATTTGCTCGGCTTGCGCCTTTTTAAAGCGGTCATCAATGACTTGTTGTTGCCCCTGCTGAAAGCCTGCAAAGCCTTGCGCTAAAGCCGGCGCAAATTGACCATAATGTCCGG